CTATCATCAGATTGAGACGCTCTATATCTTACGTGTAAGAAAGGTCTTCTAATGTTAGTTCCTAAAACTTGATCGTATACTGTAGAAGTTCCAGCTGGTATTAATACACCTTCAATTGAATTTACCCCAACAATTCCTCCACGAGTAGAAGCGTCATTTAAGTATTTCCAATCAGTTTTGTAAAAATCATAAGAACCTCTTCTAAATCCTGAGAATCCAAGATTTAAAGCCATTTCTTCAGAGTTTTCAAACAAACCGAAAGCAGTACCACCAGCGAAACCACCAGAGATGCTTGCTAGCATATCATCAAAATCTAGAGCAGTAGATCTATTTAAGAAAAGCATGTTTTCTTCAATAGCTCCTTGAGTATCTAAATTTTTAAGGATTGCATCGAAAGAATCTAATCCAGCAGCAGCTGTAAACCCTACTTGTACGTTACCTCTTGCAGAAATTGCAGAGAATAAACCTTGAGTACCTCCAGACTGAGCTGTTAAAGCAGCAGGTCCACCAGCACTTAATTCACCTTCAACCATTGCCATTTCTAGGTAATCTTCAAATCTAAGTCTTGTTTCAGACTCAGCTTTTAAATACCATAAATAACCTCCAGTTCCATCTTCAGTAGCTACTTCAACCCAACCGATCTGAGCAGTGTCAGAACCATTGATAGTGTAAGTACTTCTAATAATGATAGGAGAGTTAGAGAATTGTGTGAAGCTTGGATCTACAGTAACCATAGGGTTCTGTGCAGCAGCATAAGTGTTTAACGCTTGAGGAGCATTACCTGTAGAAGTTCCTTTTTGGAAATCAGAACCGTATACAAATATTTTGTTAGCAGCGCTATCAGCAATTCCAGCAGCAACTAAGTTAGCAAAACCATAAGGTTCTACAACTAATTGTCCTGGGTTACCAGCACCACCAGCAGGTCTTGTATCAGAAGATCTTACGAAACATTTTGCTTCGTTTCCAAAGTTGTCCATTACAACTATTGTTGCACCTGGAGAAACTACGTTAAGGATTGGGTTAGCTACAGCAGCACCAGTTACAGGAATAGTAATTGTTCCTGCAGCAGATACAGACGTACAAGCGTTGTACGCAATATGTAATCTATTTTGTTCAGACCAAATAACTTGATCAGAAGTCATTGGCATTTCAGCACCAACCATTCTTAAGAAACCTGATAACG